ACGTTCTCGTGAATCACGAGAGTGGTTTAGAAAAAAGGTTCAGAATATGCAGGTCAATCGACGAGCATTAATGAAAGAAGACCCGATCGATAGACAGTCTGTAAGTACTGGAAGAAATAAAGCGGTGATTGGTAAGATGGCGATGTTCTTCTATGATGCAAAACATAGGGACACATTACCGTATTGGGATGCATTTCCTCTCGTGATTGTTGCTGGGCCAGCGCCCAAAGGATTTTATGGGCTGAACTTACATTATCTACCAATCGCATTGAGAGCTAAGTTTCTTGATTCGTTGATGAACTATACGACTGATAATAACTATGATGAAGATACTAGGTTAGGTATTACTTACAGAATGTTAAAAAACACATCAAGGTTGAAAATGTTTCNACCCTGTTTTAAACACTACCTAACCAGACAGGTAGAAGATAAGTTGGCATTTGTGCCCGCACCAGAGTGGGAGATTGCGACCTTCTTACCAACGGCACAGTGGAGAGGCGCGGGACAATCTACTGCATACAAGAACACAAGGGAAGTTATAAGTGGCCTATAGTATAGAAGAGTTAAAAAATGTAGTAGGTTCGGGTGGCGGTGTCGCTTCAGGAAATCTATTTCGTGTGATTTTACCTGCTCAGGAACAGTCAAAAAACATAGACCTTCTCTGTCGTTCAACAAACATGCCTGGTAGACAGATTCTTACGAACGAAAGGTTGATTGGTATCTCCAAACAAACGGTCGCATACGGTTATGAAAAACCAAATGTTACTATGACGTTTTTGGTTTTGAACGACCCTTACGTTAGATATTTTTTCGAAGAATGGATGAATTTAATTGTTAATAATACCACATACCAAATTGGTTATTTCAATGACTATACTAGGAATATTAATATTCAACAATTAAAACCAACCACAACCATAGACAAATTACAAGCAAACATAACTTCACCGACTGACCCAACATCAACGTCATCTGGTAGTACACGAGACTTCGATATACCTTACGACGTGGTTTATGCTTGTCTGCTGGAAGATGCATATCCAGTAACGATGACTGGTCCATCATATAATGATCAACCGGATCAGTTAGTAGAAATATCTGTTGACTTTGTATATAAAAACTGGAAGTCAAATAGAGAATCTTCTTTTTTAGAAAGAAATCATCAGAAGGAATTGTTGCAAAACAGTAAACCGCCGCAGATTCCTGGCGGTGCTTAAATATATTTTATGTCTATATTAAACGGAGAACGATGAAATGGCATTACCTAAACTTAATTCCTCACCAAAATATGAGTTGACAATTCCGTCAACTCAAAAGACGGTAAGATTTAGACCCTATCTTGTAAAGGAAGAAAAAATTCTTCTAATGGCATTCGAATCAGGAGATGAAAAATCAACTCTAAGAGCGGTACTAGACACAATTGAGTCTTGTGTCGAGGATTCTATCAACCGCAATAAACTTACTACATTCGATGTTGAGTATATGTTTACTCAAATTCGTGCGAAATCTGTTGGTGAAAAAACAAAGGTGGCTGTTAAATGTTCGCACTGTGATATTCAAAACGATGTTGAAATTGACCTTGAACAGGTGAAGGTTAGTATGCCTGAAAAGATTGATAATATTATTAAACTGAATGACGATATTAGTGTCGAGATGCGTTACCCTTCATACAAACATCTATCAGAAGGACAGGTGGAACTTGACGATTCGTCCAAGAATGCATTCATCTTAATTTCAAAATGTATGGAAGCCATTCGCACAGCAGAAGAACGGGTCGCATTAGACGATGAACCACAAGAGGCGGTTGATGAGTTTTTGGAGTCAATGACATCAGGTCAATTTGCAAAGGTTGCAGCTTTCTTACAGGACATGCCAAAAACAACATATCATTTACAATTCACATGTATAGACTGTAAAGAGGAAAACGATAGAATTATTGAGGGTATGCAGAATTTTTTTTAATATGCCTCTCTCATGATAACTTAGTTAATCATTACCAACTGAATTTTCAGTTGATGCAACATCATAAATACTCTTTGACAGAATTGAATGAGATGTTGCCTTGGGAGAGGGAAATTTATGTCATGATGTTAATTCAACACGTTAAAGAAGAGAACGAACGAATCAGGCAAAGAAATGGCGGATAACGACATACAAACAATCTCGGGCGAACTTTTACCAGCTACTGCTAACCTAGTAGAAGTTACACGTTCCTTACAAGCACAAAATGCTGCAATGATGATGGGTGGAGGTGGTTCTTCTGATGACCCTACAGTCGAAATTCGTTCAATCTTCATGTCAATGGATAAAACGTTAACTCGTATTTCTAACGATATTAAAGACTTCACAAAAAACATTTCTAAAATGTTTGATTCAATCAATCAGAATCATATTCAATCAATTACTATACAACAAGAATCTTTAGAAAACGAAGAGGAACAACTTCTTTTAAACCGTGAACAGGCGGAAAACGAAGAACAAAAGAAGAAAAAAGAAAATCTTCAAGGTGCTGAAGCGAAAAGAGAAGGTTCCAAGGGGTTCACTTCAAATTTTCTTAAAGATGTTGGAGATGCACAAAAAGAATTAGAAGAAAAAGGATTTTTAAAATATGTTGCTGATTTAATGGGCGTAGGTGGTGTGATTAGTGGTGTTATGACAACTGTAGCACGTATCGTTCCTTTAATGATTGCAGTTTTTAAAGGGATTGGTACTTTTGTAACAAAGACGTTGCTTCCAGCAATTATTAAAATAGGTAAAAACCTGTTACGTGTATTTGGAAGAATACTTTTACCACTTTATGCTATTTACAACGGTGTGATGGGATTTGTAGAAGGTTTCACTGCAAACGAAGATGATAATTTAGCCGAAAAATTTCTTAGAGGTATCTCTAGAGGTATAGAACAAGTTATTAGTGCAATCGTCATGTGGCCAGCAGATTTGATTAAAGACATGGTATCATGGCTTGCAGGAGCACTTGGTTTCACTGAAATAGAAAGTTTTCTAGATTCGTTCAGTTTCCAAGAAGGATTTGCTGAGTTGATGGATACCTTCGAAACTTGGATTACAGGTATTCCAGATAGAATCACAGCGTGGTTTAATGAAACCATCGACGCTATATCAACATGGTTCGATGAAACGTTAACAAGTATCGGTGATTTCTTCTCACCACTCACCGAAGCGTGGAATCAGGTTTCAGAAAAAATATCAGGTATCGGTGATGAAATATCAACATTCTTCAGTGAATTATTTGATTTCAGTAAGATAAAGTCTATGCTCACTAATATGTTCGCTGAGATTGGTGTACCCCGTATAGAGTTTGATGTGCCTGTTATCGGCAAAGTTGGATTTGGACCCTTCTACCCCTTTATGCCTGATACGAATGTTGCGAACGTCGAATCTAGTGATAGTTTTGAAACCGTATCGACCCAATCAAGTGATGGTAGTATTGATACTCGTGAAAGAACAAGTCAAGAGGGGATTACCGTTGTTGAGGGTGCAATGACTGGGAAATATGCACGTGGTGCCCAATCATCATTCGTAACAAAAGAGTCTATTGACGCAACTTCTGGTGAAGAAATAACAAAAATAAGACAGAAAAAGGTGAGTGGTGGGTTCGACACAGAAACAGGTGAAGGCACCATTGTATATCAAACTAGAGATGCTGATAATGAACTTAACAACATTATGCAAGAATATAAGGTTACTGGTGTTACCTTTGGTCAAGTGAGAAGATTGGTTGATGATGGTGCGTCACCAGATGAAGTTAGAATGTTTTTAGAAAATAAACAGAAATCTATCTTTGATAAGATTGGAGACTTCTTCTCATCTCCAGCCGAAACCGCTCCTATTCAAGTTGCACCAGCCGAGACGAAGAGAACCGATATTGCACAAGAATTAGGTACACAAACGATAGCAAGAGAAGAAGCACGAGCAGAACAACAAAGTCAACAAGCTGTCAACGTAGTGAATGCACCAACATCTAACGTAAGTAATATCAGTCAATCTTCTGCATACTTCGATACACCATCTGCTGTCGATGGTCTTTCAATGAGTTACTAACACAAATAAAAAGGGGACCGTAAAGTCCCCTAGTAATTGTTTTGGTGATTTTAAGTGTTTATCTCAACGCGATACAACACTCCTGTCTTATTAGTGACTTAGGTAAAGTCGCTGCAGGATACCCAAGGCAATCAACCCTCGCGTTTAATCTTCAGCAGCCAACTTGGCGAAGTATGACATAGTGTCATCATCATCGTCGTCATTATCACTCGCAGAAACAATTTCTGGTGCAGGAGATGACTTTCGTGGAGCAGGTTCTTCAATCTCTGCAAGTTCAGGACGGAACCCTTTGTTGTTTGCCTCACCCAAAACCAACATCAGACGTGCATATAACTCGTCATACGACTTGTATTTCTCGGGGTCAGTGAATTCGCTCAGGTCGTAAAGTTGGTCATAAATCTCTTCCAATTCAGCTTCATTCTCAGATAGTGGAGATGGAGAAGCGAACTCAGATTTATCATAGTTACGATAACCTTCAACATTACGAATCTTCAATTTGAACGAAGCACCGTCCCAGAAATCAAAGGGATTCATTGGTTGTTCATCAGCAAACTGAGGTTGCATTACATCCATAATTTTATCAAAGATTTTCTTACCGAAAGTAAAGAGCATAACCTTACCTTCGTTTTGGGGGTTGCTTGCGTCTTGTTCAACAAGAACGTTTGCAACATAGTGCAATCGACGCTTGCGTTCTCTAGCCAAATCCTTGTCAGACTCAACACCGGAGTTCCACAACTTGCTGTTCATTTCTGAAACAGGGTCTTGTTGACCAACGGATGTCAGAGACTTCTCGATATACCATTGCCCAGTTGGACCTTTGAACCCGTGATCCCAATAACGAACCCAAGGTAGGTCGTTATCTTCCGTAGCGGGAAGGAATCGAAGAACGGCGTAACCATTACCTGCCTTATCGACAGTAGGTTTCCATTGACGTTCATCAATGTAGGATTTTGTTGATTTTTGTTGTTCGCCACTATCACCGGCTGCGGCAACAAGTTTAGCGATAGAGTTGGCGCGATTGCGCTTTAGATTTGCAAAAGACATATGTTTTCCTCGTATGTTCAATGTATGTTTTTATATTTTGTTTTATCCACTTTATTCATAATATATGAAGTATTTATAATACCACATTATTCCCCCAATGGCAAGGTGTTGCCTTTAGGTTCTACCATGAAGTTCAGGTTTTGAGCCTCAACCTCAAGTTTGTTTTTGATGGTTGGTGAAACATACTTTTTAATATCATCAATCTCAATGTTGTTCTTTTCACACAAGTGAATGATAGCATCCATATAGGAACTATTACTAGTTTTAACAACATTCTCAACCATCTTTGAAAATTTATTTTTCGTTAACATCAGACCATCAAACCCCATTGACATTATCGTTTTCCTCCTCTTCGTTACCATAAAAACCAATATCGTCATAGAAGTATCCCTGCGATCTTTTTATTTCTCCGTTGGAATCAAAAGCAGGGGCAACAACTTTCCAGACTATCTTGTGTTCTCTATTCTCTCCATAACGAAAGTCTGACCAGATACCTGTGGTAAGATAATTTTGCATATTTTTTACATATGCTTCGGCAATCTGGTACTCTAGTCTTTCTTTTCGATCTTTAGAATCTTTCCAGTATTTGATTCCAGTTAGTTTTGATTTCCACACCTTTATCCATTGTTTAACTTTCTTAGGTGAAAGGTAATGATCATCAGTTAAGTCACGAAGGTTCTCAGGAAGTGAGAGATTCTTGATCGGACCTTTTGCAGCACGAGCGAGTGCAAGTCTTTCTGCTGCGGCCTTCTTTTGTTCATCCGTCATAGGTTTTCTTTTACGACGAATCTTTTTGCGTTTAATCTCTTTTTCGGGTTCTTCCCATTTGTTCATAAAAGTGAATTCCTTATTAACCCTAAATACTACACAAGCTTACCATAAAGGTTTTCAAATGTCAAGTGGTGATATTTTCGATTTTGGTTTTACAGCGGTTACAGAGGATGAATTGGATGCGGTTCAACAAGCAAACCAAACCATACAGTCTGTTTCTGCTGATGTGAGTACTACTCAACAAAAACTGGATAAATTGTATAATGCAATTCAACCGTTGTTATCAAATCTCAAAAAGAATCCTGAGAAAGACTATATTTATTGGCCTAACAGATTACAGAAGGTTGAACAATTCGAAGATTATATTCAAGAAATTTATTCCAGCACACCTAGTATATAGTTTTCGGCAGTATCTTCTGCGTAAGATAAACTATGGTTCGAAACATCGACGGTGCGAAGGTAACGACTTTTTTCATACAACTCAACCACATAACCTTTTTCAGTTTTGATTACGAGAGCTTCTTTTTTACCGTTTTCAGACATATGTTTTGAAATTTCTTCAGAGATACCTTCGCGTTTGTGTTCGTGTTTCATATTTTTTCCACCAAAAATTATATCCCAATTATGGTCAACTAGTTCTTGTTCGACTAATGTTGGCCTGCGTCTTGAACCTTTACCAGACATTTTTTACTCCAAAATTAAACCATTGTTATTATCATTTAACATTCCAAGGGTGCCTTCTTTTTCTCTCTTTTCAAATTCTTTCCACCACGTTGGAGG